CGGTGGACACGGTTACGTCCAGCAGCGGGCGGGTCATCAGGCGATCGCCCGGGTCACCGCGCCGGACGTCGGGTATGTGACGGACACCTTGGCGTCGTCGCCGACGCTGCCGGTGATCGGGTTCCAGCTCTTCACCAGGGTGAGGCCGGTGTACTTCGGGTTGGACGCGCCGACCACGGCCTGGGTGAGGCGGGTCTCGAAGGCGACGACGGTGCCGAGCAGCGGCCACATGATCGAGTCGATGGCGGCTGCGGCGACGTCCTGCTGGAACTCGAGCGCCAGGCCGCCGGACTTGATGCCGCCGAGGACGACCTTCCAGCCGAGGCTGCCGTAGGTGGTGACGTCCTTCTCCTCGACCTCCACCGTGAGCTCGGCCTTCTTGGTGTAGTTGGACAGGTCGACGGCGTTGAGGCTGAGGTACTGGGCGGTGAGGACCATGAAGGCCATGACGAACTCCTCGGAGATCAGGCGATGCCGAAGGCCATCGCGAACAGGAAGCTGGGGCTGGTGCCGGTGATGGTCCAGGCGACCCGCCACCAGTCATCGGTGATGGCGCTGCCTGACGTGCTCAGGAATTGCCCGCCGATCGCCGTGGCGCCGGTGAACGTCAGCTGCGTGGTGGCCGACGGGAAGCCGCTCGCGTTGTCGGACTCGATCCGGGCGGTGATCGTGGGGGTGGCGGTGCCGGCCACCGACAGGACGTGCAGCGAGGCGTAGAGCCGCTGATTCGCTGCCACGGCCCCGAGCTGGATCGCGGTGCCCGTCCCCGAAGAGGTGCGTGCGGTGCCGTAGGGGTGCGCGATCTGGCCCCGCGCCAGCTTGCCGGAGCCGGTGATCTTCCCGGACCACGGGGCCACGTCGCCGACCTGGCCGCCGAACTTGAGGTTGTCGCGCAGTCCGAGGCCGACGTAGGCGAGCTGGCCGACTGTCGCATCGGCCGGGCAGATCGTCCACGGCCCCGTGCCGCCGAGCTGCGCCCAGCTCGCATCGTCGACCTTGGAATCGTCGCCGGCCTCCCAGAAGCCCTCGCCGTTCATGACCCAGGAGCCGATGCCGCCCTGGACGGCCTTCCAGCCGCCGGAGCGGTAGTTCGTGACGTCCTTCTCTTCGAAGTCGGATGTGATCTCCGCCTTGTTGGAGGCGCCGGAGAAGTCGCACCCGACTCCGAACAGCCTCACATCTGTGAGGACCTGGCTGCTCACGTCAGCTACTCCCTTCGCCGATAACGCGGATGATCAGCTCGGCGCCCACATAGGTGGTGCCCTGGTGCTCGTACCAGCGGTAGCCCTGCACCCGCACGATCTGGAAGTCGTGCGCCAGGCCCCCGAGCGCGAGCTCGCCGGGGGCACCGCGCGCCACCTCGATCGCCGTCTTCAAGCTGGCCGGGCCCGACCCGGACAGCAGGGCGTCCAGCACCTTCTGTGCGGCCTTGTCGTCGCCCCGGCCGACCAGAGTCCGACAGGTGATCTCCAGCTCGTCCAGGCCCCGCCCCATGGTCTGGTCGAAGGTGACGGAGACCTCGCCGACGAAGAAGTGGGGCTCGGTGATCGCGTCGGGGGTGTAGCCGGTGCAGGTGAGCTTGCCGACGCCGTCCGGCAGGACCACCGCACGGGCCGCAGCGGCGATGGCCTCGCGTACCCCGGAGATCTGCATGACGCCCCCTATCCGAAGCCGGCCAGTGCGAACGGCTCGATCAGGTTCCACACGTCCGGGTCCCGGCGGGACAGCCGCACCACACCCCACTCGGCCGAGCCCGTCACGCCCTCCGGGGAGTCCTTGCGGCGGTACAGGCGCGCGGCCTGGATGAGGGTGGCCTGCACCACGCCCTCGGGCACCGTCGGCCAGCCGAAGCGGGCGGTGACCCGCACGCGGGTCGTGCTGCTGATCTGCCACGTCCAAATACCGTTCGGGCGCCGCAGGCCGGTGATGGGCCGCCCGTCGGCCAGAGCATTGTCCGGAACGCTCTCGTAGCCGCTGACAGGCGTCCACGTGCTGCCTGATCCGGTCTCGACGACCAGGCCGGCGACGGTTCCGATGTCGTCGACCAGGAGGACCTCGCCGTCGTCCTCGCACACCACCCGGCCCGTGGGCCGGTACGTGCGCTGCACGACAGCCGCGTCAAGGTAGAAGCGACGCCCGGTAGTGAGGTCGATGCTGCGTGACGCTGTCGACAGGGCCTGGCTGAGCAGCGTGTTGCGGCTCGTGTCCCCGGTCTCGATGTTCAGGTGCGCCTTGAGTGTGTCCAGGTCGGCATACTCATTGGCCACCGCGCATCACGTCCCGGCCGGCGGCTTGACCGCCGCGGTCTTCTTCGCCGCCGTCTTCTTCGCCGCGTCCGCAGTGCGCTGGCCACCATCGGCGGTGCGCCCCTTGGGGCCGCCGTCAGCATCCGTGGCGGCGTCCTGCTCCGGCTCGTAGCCGTAGTGCGCCAGCTGCTCGTCGACCTGGGCGACGCGGGCGGCGTCGCCGCGGGCAACGTAGCCAACGCGCTCCCGCTGCAGGCCAGCGATCATGTTCTCGTCCCGTGCCATGTCTCCCTCTCCTTCAGAACACCCAGACGTCGGCGGTGTTCGTGACGTTGGTGTTGGCCGAGTACGTGATCCGCAGGAACCGCCAGGGCTGGTCGGGCCGCAGGATCTTGTAGGTGGTCGTCGCGGTGGTGATCGCGAAGGTGGCCACGCTCCCGGTGTCCGGCGTGGCGGAGTCCGCATACGACACCGCGAACCAGTTGGTGCCGTCCGCTGAGCCCTCGATCGCGTAGGTGCAGGTCGGTGTCGCGCCGATCGTCGTCACGATCTTCAGCAGCGAAGGGCGTTCGGTGAGCGCCCCGCGGTCGACGACGTTCGTCGAGGCGGCGCTCCCGGTCTGCGCGGTGGATAGGTTCGCGGTGTTCGGCAGGTTCCCACCGCCGAGCGCCTGAATGGTCGGCATGCCGTGTCCTCTCCGGTCGTGGGGCGGCGGCGCCCGAGCAGCCCGTGTACTGCCCGGACGCCGCCGGATCGGCTAGAACGTCGGCGCGATCATGCCGGTGCCGGAAACCTTCTGCATGCCGTTGGCGTACCGGCCGAAGGTGTACGCGAAGTACGAGTACGCCACCAGGAGCACGCCGAGGTTGGCCGCGGCGGGCTGCTCGGCACGGATGAACAGCGGCGCGTTCGGGTCCTCCCACAGGTGGCACTCCGAGGACGGGACGACGTACAGCTCGTCCTCGGTGCCGGCGCCCAGCGTGGTGCCGATGTTGTTGTCGACGATGACCTGCAGACCGCACGGCAGCACACCGCGCGGGCCCGACGCGTAGGAACTGCCCGAGTTGGCCGTGCCGGCGGCCTGGACGGGGACCCCGGACCAGTTGATCAGCGGCCACGTCGAGGACATCTGGCTGGACAGCCAGTACCAGCGCCGCGAGTGCATCACCGCGTGCGTCGGAGCGCCCATCGCGAGCAGCGCAGCCTCGACACCGGCCGCCGCCCCGAGGACCTTCGGGTACAGCTCGGCGCCGGTCGGGGTGGCGTCGGTGTAGGTGACGGCCGTCGCCACGTTCGTCAGGCCGTTGGCGGCCTGGTTGAGCAGGGTGCTGTCGATCGTGGTCGCCACACGGTTGAACAGGTCCTGCATCGTGACGTCCTCGATGCCCGTGCCGCGGTCGATCGCCTGCCGGGACACGGTCTGCTGCCCGGCTGCGGTCTGCACGTTCACCGTCAGCAGCGTGTCGTCCATGTTGGTCTCGGACACCGCGCTGTTCTCCGAGGCCTGCAGGGCCGCGCTGGAGGCCGTGGTGATGCGGGAGATGTTGACGCTCATGCCCGACTCGGGCAGCGGGTGCTTGTTGCACACGTCCGCGAACGGTCGCAGGGCCGCCGTGGCGGGGGCGTACAGCTCGGTCAGGTACTGCGGCACGGTCAGCCCCGCGAACGCGCCCGTGCCGACCGCACGGGTCAGGTACTCGGCCCGCTCGACGCGTTCCTCCTGCATGTGCCGGGACAGGCGCGACGCGGCCTCGACGTCCTGGAACATGAACTGCCGGGAGATGTCCATCAGGAAGCCCTTGCCGTAAGGGTCCTGGTCCCGGCGGTAGGTCCGCTCCTCGTTGCCGACCCGGGCGACCCGGTCGTAAGCGGGCTTGCGGGTCTGGGTGGGCTCGACGGTGCGGGCCTGCTCGACGCGCTCCATCTCCTCCGTCTTGATCTTGTTGGCGTTGGCGAGCTTGTTCTCGATGCCGGTGATGTCGTTCTTGGCCTGGTCGCGGGCGGCGAACAGCTCGGCGACCCGCTCGTCCTCCTCGACGGTGAGCGCGGAACGGCCGTCCTGCTGGGCCTTGTCCAGGATGAGCTGGACCTCGGCGCCGGTCTTCTTACGCCGCTTGTGCGCGGCTTCGAGCTCGACCTCGATGCTGGCGATCAGGTCGTCAATGGTTCCGGGCATGGCTGATGTACCTCCGGTAGATCGTGTGGATGGGCTGCAGCGCGACCACGGGGGCACCCGGGCGATCTGCCGGGCGCGCGTCGGTCCCGCCTCCGGGCGATCTGCCGGACGGCGTGCTGTGAAGCAGTGGATCAGGGAGCGGTGCTCAGGCCTCGTCGTCGTCCTGGACGAGCAGGCGGGTGCGGAGCATCGCGATGGAACGGCCCTGCGCGGCGGGCGCCGGCGCGGGCTGGGCTGCCGGCACCGTCGCGGGTGCGGGCAGCAGGGGGACAGCCACGTCAGAGCGCTCGGAGAGCCGGGCGAACGCCTCGCGGGCCATCAGCGGAGACAGGCTCGGGATGAGGTTGAGGAACTCCCCGGACCGGGCAGCGATCGAGGTGTGGGGGCTGGCGCCGTACGTGACGGGGCCGACGTCGC